GGTGGCCCCGTAGCCGAGCCAACTCCTTCTTGTCAACCCACAGGCCCAGGACCCCAGCTTCCAAGGCGGCGAACCGGTCGTCCCGGTACCACTGGAGCAACAGCTCCTGAGGGATGCCGAGTAGGGTAGCCACCACATGGAACGGGACCATGTCGTCCGGGTCGAACCCGGCCTCCTCCAAGAGGCTCATCTGTTGCTCGGCCGCATAGAAGAACCGGCCCACCCGTTCGGCGGTGACCGGGCGCAGGTTCACTTCGGGGCGCCGCTCCCAGTCGGTGTACGTGACCATGTTCGTGTAGACCAGCTCGGACATGGCACTGCGGGTGATCCCTAGGCGTTCCCGGAGCCTGCGGAGCCGGCCGTCGGAAACCACGGCCCGGCCCAGGGCCACGGCCTCATCATGATCAGGAAGCATTGCGACCATACAGTACCCCACATCCAAGACCGTAGAAGGGGGGTCCGACAGCCTGGTGGCTGAGGCTCCCTAGGGAGGGGTACTCTAGCACAGAAGTCGAACGACAATGCGGTCCCTGCCATATTCCCATCCGACATTGCAAACCGTAACCCCCGGCCGGAGTAGGTCGGGGGTTTCTTTTTGCCCAGACTCACCTAACATGATCGCGTGGGCTTGAGCGTCGCCCAGAGAATAGCCAAACTCCCAGCTACTGAGCGTGAGGAGTTCATTCAGACGCTACCGGAAACCACGCTTCTGGAAATGATTCGTGGGGAATGGTGGTATGTCGCTCGTCCCGAGCAGATCCCACCCGAGGGTCCGGAGCTGGTCTACCTGTACATGGCTGGCCGGGGGGCTGGGAAGTCGAGGGCCGGCTCCGAATGGATCGTGGAGAGGGTCCTTCGTCATCCCTTCGACCGCCAGGGGGTCCCCACCGAGTGGCTGGTGGTGGCCGACACCTTGGCTGATGCCAGGACCATCAACGCCGAAGGTCCCAGCGGCATCCTGAACGTGTTGCACCGGCGTCGGGTTGAGCACCGGTATAAGCAGAGTCCCCGCCCCATGATCCTGTTCCCGGATGGCGCCAAGATCTACTTAGAGGGTGCCGATGATGAGGACACGGGTCGTGGGTACAACTCGGCCGGCGTGCTCTGTGACGAGATGGCCAAGTGGATCAAGCCGTATGAGACCTGGTACGAGGGTCTGCTCCCCTCCCTCCGGGCTGACCTGATCAATGATCACCCCCGCGCCTTCGTGACCACCACCCCTAAGCCGATCAAGCTGCTGGTGGAATGGCTGGCCCGGGATGATGGGACCGTCCACGTCATCACGGGGTCCACTTTCGACAACGCAGTGAACCTGTCCGCTCACGCTCTCCGGGAACTGAAGCTGAGGTACCAGGGCACCGCTCTAGGAGAGCAGGAGCTGTACGGCAAGCTGCTGGAGCTGACCAGCGGGGGCCTGTTCAAGCGCATGGACATCGTCCGGTACCGGGTCGTGGAGCCCCCGGACCCGGCCGACATCGTGGCCACCGTCGTGGGCGTGGACCCTAACTTGACCGGTGACGAGGCGCTGACCGGTGTCGTCGTCGTGTGCCGGACCAAGGACAACGACCAGTACGTCCTGGCCGACCGGTCCATACCCGACTCGGGCCGGGCGGCGGCGTTGCACATCTGGCGGACGGCGGCCGAATTCACTGCTGACCTGGTGGTATATGAGGAGAACCTGGGTAAGCGTTACTTGCAGGAGGTGCTCCAGGATGCGTACCAGGAGTGCGTGGAGTTGGGGATGTTCCCTAAGGGGACCACTCCCCCCATGAAGCCGGTCCACGCTCGGCACGGCAAGAAGACGCGAGCTGAGCCCGTGGCCATGCGCTGCGAACAAGGTCGACTACACATAGTGGGCGAGCTGGAGGACCTGGAGAACCAGATGGTCCTGTTTGATCCTCAGTCCACGAGAGAGAGCCCGGACCGGATGGACGCCATGGTCCACGCCTCAATCAACCTGATGGCTGGCGAGCGGAAGCAGATGCGGATCAGTGATCCCTCTCGCTACGACTTCCGACTAGGCCAGGAACTGTACGATTTGAACAACTTGTTCCAATAGCCCTGGAGGTACCGGTGCCCACGTGGGATCTCGGTGACCTGGCACTTGATTGGCGGGTGCGTGTCAAATGCTGCCGACCGCTGAGGCTGGTGTTGCGGATCGGTGCCCCAGTTGACACAGACCCTGCGGACCGTGCCATCAAAGGGCCACCTTACTTCCAATCCACAGGAAAGGTTGACCTGATCATGGATCTGCAAGCTGACAAGAAAGTGGCACTAACTGCCAGCTACACCGACGAGGTGGGTAACCCGGTGCCAACGCCGGCCGATGCTGCCGTGACGTACACCGTGGACGACCCAACCATCATCAACCTCACCGACAACGGTGACGGAACTGCCGAAGCTGCCGCCACCGGCACCCTGGGCACCGCTCATGTACATGTGGACGCCACCTCTGGCGGCATCACCCTCACCGGCGACCTGGAGATCGTGGTCGTGGCCGGGCTCGCCGAACGGGTCGCCATCGTGGCTGGTGAACCAGAAGAGGTCACCCCAGACATCACGTAACCGATGACCAAGGCCACCCGGCATCCAGCAGCCGGGTGGCCTTTTGGTGTGTCGACGGAGAGGGATGCCGGGGATACGTGACGAATCGTCGAGGTGACACGGGAAGACTTGGCCAGTAACGATGAGTCGTGAGCCTACCTTACTCGGTAGGGGTGGGGTTGTCGACTGATCCTTGGAGAATCTAGCTCTTGACCTGATCGTCCGCTTATGCTACTTACCGTGATCTACCTATCGCTGATCATGGCCGCATTAGCGGTAGCCAGCATCACTCTGTTCCTGACCGATGACCATTTGGCTCTCCCCTATAGACGTTGGGTTGTCAGGCGCTGGGGCGAGCATTCCAAGACTGCCTACCTGGTCCACTGTCCCTGGTGCACATCTGTGTGGATTGCCCTGCCCATCATGCCGGTGGCTACCTTGTGGCCGAATCGCTGGGCTATAGCAGCTTTTGCTATACCCGCAGCTTCAATGATCTCTGGACTGCTCATCGACCGGAAAGGGTGACCTGAGTGCGCCTGCCTCGGAGGACCCGTCCTATCAGCGCCGAGCCGACGGTGCATGCAGAGAAAAGCCTGGTGGCGTCAGCGGCACGGATCAGTCTGGATGGGCTCGGTTGGCGCACCTATAAGTTCGGCGACGACACGTGGCAGACCGAAGCCTGGCGCCTTTATGACATTGTCGGGGAGCTGAGGTTCGTCTCCAACTGGATCGGTTCAGCCTGCTCCCGGGTCCGGATCTATGTGGCCCAGGTTGACGAAAATGGACGGATCCAAAAGGAAGTCACCAATAAAAAGATCGCCGGCTTAGCGGACACCCTGTTCGGAGGTCCACCATCCAAGGCTGAAGCGCTTCGGATGCTGGGCATCAACCTCACCGTCGCCGGGGACTGCTTCATCGTTGGACGTGGAACAGATGACCCCGAGTCAGACGAGTGGTACATCGTCTCCACCTCTGAGCTGAGACGGTGGGGTAGCCGGATCACCCAGATGAACCCGGACGGGACTAAGGAGGAGCTGGACCCCAAGAAGGATCTGGTCATCCGGGTCTGGACCCCCCACCCTCGCCGGCAACTGTGGGCCGACTCCCCCACCCGGGCAGCCATGCCCATGCTCTGGGAAATTGAACGGCTCACCCGGTACGTGTTCGCCCAGATTGACTCGCGCCTGGTGTCGGCTGGGATCTTCCCGATCCCCAAGGAGGCTTCGTTCCCGGACGAGGTGGACGATGAAGGCAACCTGATCACCGGCTCGGAGGCACTGACCCAGCGGTTGATGCGGACGGCCTCTTCCTCCTTGCAGGGCGGAGGCACTGCGGCCGGTGTGGTGCCCATCTTCATGGAGACACCAGGGGACACGCTCGGCAAGTACCAGTTGATCGAGTTCAGCAGCGAGCTGTCCAAGCAGGCCCTGGAGTTACGCAGCGAGGCCATCCGACGGTTCGCTCTGGCCATGGACATCGAGCCGTCCATCCTCAGCGGCATGGGGGAGGCCAACCACTGGGGGGCCTGGCAGATCATGGAAGGTCAGATCAACGTGCACATCGTGCCGTTGATGATCCGGATCTGTGATGCCCTGACCACGGCCTACCTGCGACCAGCCCTGGAGGCCATCGACGAGGACACCGAGCGCTACGTCTTCTGGTACGACACGGCCCCGCTCACCGTCCGCCCGGAGCGCCTGAAGGACACCCTAGAACTCCACGGCAAGGGTTTGGTTTCACGTGAAACAGTGCTTCTGGCCGGCGACTACAAGATCAGCGACGCCCCGAGCACGGAAGAAGATCTTCAGAACTTCACCCGGGAGCTGATGCTCCGGGATCCCAACCTCTTCCAGATACCCGCCGTCCGCAAGGTCGCCGGGTACACCGACGAGGTTCTGCCCCCCGACACCGTGGTCACCCCCCAGCAGCCGGGCCAACCTGGTGCCGGCCCACCGCCACCTCCGCCACCGCCCACCGGGATCCAGCCCACTGCTGGGGGGCCAATGCCACTGGAGTCCGTGGCTCAGAACAACCCCGCCGGTCCCCCACCGGTACCCGCTGGCGGCTTAGCTGCCTCAGCCACCGTTCCTGCCTCCGTGAACACGTTCGTTGTTTCCAACGCGACAGTGCTGCGGGCATTGGAACGTGCAGGGAAGCGGCTGCTGGACCGTCACAGCCGAGGGGGATGGCCAAACGTACCGCCGTATGAGCTGCACACGCGGATCCGGGTGGGGGGTGCGGACCACGCGGAGCGGTTGCTGGAGGGGGCTTGGGACCATCTTCCGGTCCTGGTGGCCGCGTTGGACCACTCGGTAGATACGGACTCCCTCCAGCAGTCTCTTCAGCATTACTGTATGACCCTTCTGTGCCAGGAGAAGCCCCACGATGTGAAGTTGCTTGGTCAATATTTGACTAATCAAGGACTGCTGTGACCAGGGAAAACGACGAGAGCCGCCTCACCGGAGTGGTGGGCGCGGCACTTCATCGTTGGCTGGACAGAGTCCGGGGGAGGGTGCTGGAGGGGTGGCGCCGGTACCGGCTCCAGCCCGATCCTAATGCCCTGTATCAGGAGCAAGGCGCTTGGAACAGTGAAGTTGACACGATCTTGACAAGAGTTGGCCAGATCGCCATGGGCGCCTGGTCCGAGGCTGTGGACGTGCCTCCGGTGTCCCGTCACGCCTTCGTTATGTCCCAGCTTGCCCAGACCCAAAACTTCCTCGTTCGGATACCGGACGAGGTGTACAACCTGGTGTTCGCTGAGATCACCGATGGCGTGAATGCGGGAGAAGACGTTGACCAAGTGGCGCATCGTGTCGATCGCGTGCTCTCGTACACCGGCTCCGAACGTTGGCCTAGTCGCGCGCGGACCATCGCGCAGACCGAAGTCACACGAGCTTACGGAGCAGGGGCCTTGGCTGGGGGGATGGAACAGTCCCGGGTCACTGGTCGATTGCTCCGTAAGCGCTGGGACACCGAGCGGGATGAACGTGTACGTATTTCACATCGACAAGTGGACGGTGAAGTACGTGATCTAGGGATGCCGTTCTACGTGGACGGTGTGCCTTTGATGTTCCCGGGAGATCCTATGGGTCCACCGGAGACCGTGATTAACTGCCGATGCGACCTGGTGATCGTGAACGAAAGGGAGCGGTGATGGTTGATCCCAACCCGGCTCGGGGGATGCCGCTTCAGCTCCAGCGTTACTGGCTCGCGGGTAAAGGTGCCGCCAAGATCCGCTGGGGTATGCCTAAAGACTTCTACCGCTGTGTCCGGCAGCTACGGAAGTACTTCCCCAAGAACCCTGAGGGACTATGCAACATCCTCCACCGAAAGGCATTGGGTGTTGCTCCCGGCCAGGAGCACAGTATCTACTCCCAGGGGATTCAAGTCTTCGACTCCAGGGCCCTGGTGGCGGCCCAGGAGCTTATGGACAAGCAGCCGCGACTGGGTGACGTGTGGGCCGGACCCCTTGCTCCTATCGGCCGGATCACCGAGGAGCCCCGTCGGGCCCGAGTCTTTGAACAGGGTGCACTGCGTCACCGCGCCCTACCCCTCCCGCTAGATTGGCGGGAGCACGATGCTCCTGGTCATGCGGGGTCGATGACCGTGGGTCGCATCCTGGGCCTGGTCTACGGTCCAGACCACACCGGAGACGAGTACGCCTGGGCTTGGGGGGACTGGCTAGACGATGAGATCATCCCGGACGTCAAGAAGGCTCGCCACCTGGTGGAAATGGGTGTGGCTGGGGCCAGTGTGGATCCTGGCGGGGACATGGTTGTCCAGGTTGATCCGAAGACTGGGGCGGAACACGTCATGGTTTTCACGATCGGCCGAGCAACCCTCGTACCGATTCCAGCCTTCTCGGGTACTCGTCTGTATTCCTTCAACGGAGATGGGGACTGGCCCGACGACGACCCCGACATGGTGGGCGACCTTGAAGCCGGCGACGACTGTGGTTGCGGTGACGCAGCGACAGCGTCACTGGGCGCGAATGATACGTACACGGTCAACGCGTCCGGGTGGCGAGGGCTCCCCTTGGCACCTC